TAGTCATTTCTCATATAATAATTTACAATGAACTGAAGCACATCGTATTTTCTTTTACTAAAATATATTTTATTCATCTTTATCTTTCTCAAATAATTTCGTAATATTGTTGTCTTCTATAAATTTTTCAGCTTCATCAATTTGTTTAAAAAATTTCTTTTCATCAAAATTTTTTTTGTCTAAAATTTCTATAAGTTTCTCTAAATACTTTAACGCCTTTTTTGAATCCATAAGTTTACTACGAATGGTGCTACCATGCTTACCCCCAAATCTAAATATATGTTTACAGATAGATCCTTTAAGATAGCCAACTCCCTCCTCTGGAGAGAGTTGACTTAGTATAGCATCCCAAGTTTGGATGCTCTTCTTGTAATGTTTAGGATCGTCTGATTCCATAATTAAAACGGAATTTTATCCTTATCTTTCTTAAAAGGATTTGAAATCTTAAAGTGTGGATTATCTTTTCCTGTTTTGGGATTAACTGCATTACCCCAAAAAGATAAATCATAAGTACCGGCAGGTATTGTTATGGATTCTTTAAGCTCAAAATTATTCCAAGAATGAGTTGGTGCTTTCTGTGATGGTGTTTCATTACGGAAAACGTTCAGGTATATGGGTTTGTCTAAAGCCATTATATCTCCTATTTTTTTGCGTTTATATTTGTTGTAATTTGTTCGTTTATCTGTTGTGCTTTCTGCTTGACGTACTCAAAGGTACTTGGGTCAGAATCTTTTAAATCCATAATCTTAAACTCTGTCATAAACTTTTGTTTTTGAGTTTCATAACTACCAACGCTTCTTGAATACTTTGCAGCATCAGATAAATATTTCAAAAATTCATCTGCTACAGCTTTGGCATTAGGATTCGGTTTGGCAATGGGTTTAGATTGATTATTTAAAAAGTTTTGCATTTCATCGGCACTTGCAAGTTCTGTACCTGCAAATCCTGCAAAAGCCAAACATCGTCCTACCGCAACGGATTCTTGCTTCTCATAAGATTTCTCACCAACAGATACTTCTTTTGAATTACCTGTAGCAATTAACTTATCATCAAGCCACATCTCACAATGAAACTCTGCCAATCCATTTGCATCTTTAGTTGTTGTTCTAATAGATACTCTTTCACCAAAAGTTTCTCTGACAAAATTTAATCTATCTTTGACCTGGATATAATTTTTCCCACCTTTAACTTTTACAGTGTCATAGGTTTGTTTTGCAAATTCTTTAATAGCTTCTGATAATGTAATCATTTGCAATTTCCTTTTGTAACACTTGGTTCTCCTACAACATCAATAAACCATATATAGGAAAATTGAGTATTATCTTTAGAACATTTTTTTCCGATTGATACTTTGTACTCTGTATAATCTTTACTAGCTGTTGTGCAGCCTACTAAGATTAAAGCAAAGAGTATCGCTATTGTTTTTTTCATATTTTTCCTTTCTATTTAAATTCTAATTTATTTTTTATTTTTTGATATTTAACTATCATTTCATCCTCAAGATCATTGTCTTCTAATCTTTTGTCAATAAGATCAACTAAGATTAATCTTTCAGAATAAGTTAAATTTGCTTGTTCCATTTATCCTCCTTTGTTAAAACTTAATCTTAAATTTTCATGGCTTTTCTTCATCCAAATATCTTTTTCTTTTCTTAACCTAGTATTGTCATTCATGAGTGTTTTATTATCTTGTCTTAATATATCTTCAGTTCTTTTTAATTGTTTAATCTGCTGTTTAAGTTGATCTACAGTTTCGCTGATAATTACATTGCTGTTATAATTTGCCATAAATGAAACACTCCTAAAATAAATATTAATAAACACCCACCAAAATAAATCCAAAAATCTTTATCAAACATATAATTTTGTTAATCTTTCTATGTATTGGGAATCAACACCTTTCCACCAAAAAGTATCTTTTCTTATTTCTGAAAAATCTGTCTTAATAATACTTGCTAATTTTTTAACATCTCCATCTGCATAACGTAATTTATTCTCCCATATTTTTTGATACATAATTAATTCGTCATAATATTTTTGTAAATTATCAGGTCTTAGTTCAGGTGTATTATCTTCATGAAAAGCTACTGCTTCATCTTCGGTTGCATAAATCAAACATGGCTTTAAATGTGGTACTGCTTTTTTGTAAAGAGCCATAGACATAACGTCTTTTGTAAAAATCTTATCATCAATTTTACGCTTAGATATTGACCAACCTTTTTTTGTCTCTCTAATTGATCCAAACAAATTTTTAAAATCATAAAAATATTTAGATCCTTCCAAATCTAAAAAACATCTAAAGTATGTTCCAACTCTATCATCCCAAATCGTATATTCTGTTTCTGCTTTAAAACTTGAGCCATGATCTAATTTTAAAACTTCACCAACAATATTTTGAATTATTCCAGGTGCTTGTTTTGCTATAAGATCAGCTTTAATTTTATCTTTTTCTGATACATTATAATCTTTTACTTTTTCATTTAATATTTTTACAACTAAATCTAATTTAATATTATTAACCAACATATTTTGAGCTGCTTCATGAATCAATGTTCCCATAAAGAAACTTGCATTACTTGGTAAACCAGCTCTTTCTTTTGGTGTTAAAACAATACGTTGAAAAAACCTTACATCATCCGGTAAAGAATTTTCTGATTTGCTAGTATTGGTTAAACCAAATTTAGTATAACAATCATCTATAGTTCTTAAATCGTTTCCCATTGATTCGTTTGATAATATAGTTCTGTTCACAATGCAAGACCATTTTATTACATATTTATTTACATTGATTAAAAAGTGAATTTAGTTATAAATGATTCGCAGATAGCGATGAAATTGCCAAAGCAAATAAAGATACGAAATAGCACCATTTTGGTGTCTACTGTAGATCCTGAAGAAGCTAAGAGAGAGGATTATATTGGCATTTACGATGGTAAAAAAAACACTATCAAAATAAGCAAAGCAATAAAAGAAAGCAAATTATTATGTGATGTGCTTATTCATGAAGTTATTCATGCTATCTTAGATAAGGGGAACAAAAAGATAAGATCGGAAGAACCTACTGTTAATTTTATTGCAACGCAGTTTGTTCATGTCTTAGATAAAAACAAAGAACTGATAGGATTTATAAAACGATGTCTGAAATAAACAAGTTAAGAATTTTATCGTTGGGTGCTGGAGTTCAAAGCTCTACACTTGCATTAATGATTGAAAATGGTGAGTTGCCGCTAATTGATGCAGCCATATTTGCAGATGTCAAAGGAGAACCACAAAAAGTTTATAATTGGTTAGAATATCTTAAAACAAAAATAACATCTTACCCAATTCACATAGTTACATGGAGAGATTTAAAACAAGATATATTAGATGCCGCTAAAGGAGAATACAAAGCATTTACTGCACCATTTTTTACAAAGAATATTGAGACAGGAAAAAAAGGAATGTTAATGAGACAGTGTACTGCTGACTACAAAATTAAACCTGTTGTTCAAAAAGTTAGAAACTTATTAGGTTTAAAAAAGGGTGAGAAAAGAAAAAAGGGAACTAATGTAGAATTACTTATGGGTATATCGTTAGATGAAGTTGTTAGAATGAAAGTTAATCCATTAAAGTATATAACCAATGAATATCCTTTAGTTGATAAAAAAATGACAAGACAAGATTGTTTACAATGGTTAGAAGATAATTTTTATCCTACACCACCAAGATCAGCTTGTACTTTCTGTCCATACCATTCAAACAAAGAATGGTTAAATATTAAAAATGGCGATCCTAAAGAATGGAAAGAAGTTGTTGAAATGGATAAAGCAATAAGAAGCCAAGAAAGATTTAAAGAAAAAAATAAAGGTTCAGGTACTTTGAAAGATGAGATATTTTTACATAGAAGTTGCAAACCAATAGATGAAGTAGATTTTGAAGAAACTAGTCCACAATTAGATTTATTTTATGGATTTAGTAATGAATGTGAAGGTATGTGTGGTAATTAATGTCTGAAATAGTAACCCTGACCAATTATCAAATTGCTCTTGCAGCTCAAGTGGGTTGTATGAGAGTTACCGAAACTTTACGAATGAAAAAATCTTGGGGTTTTGGATATAAAGAACCAGTTTATTATCAATTTGCCAAATCAATCTCTGGAGCTTGTGCTGAGTTTGCCGTTGCACAATATTTAAAAATACCACCACAAATACATTGTAACAACTTTGACAGAGCTGACATTGTTGTAAATGGAACACAAATTCAAGTAAAATCACAATTATTTAGAAATGATTCACCGCTTTTATATATTAGACAAAATGCTCAACCTGGTGAATTGTTTTGTTTTGTGTCTGATAAATCCCCTGAATTTTTTATTTTAGGTTTTATTATGGCTAAAGATGTTATTTTTGATGAAAAGAGATTAACAAATTTTGGCAAACAAAGACCTCCAGTTTATCAATTACATTTAAAAGAATTAAAACCATTAAATAAGATTGTATGAAAGTTTTAGATTTGTTTAGTGGTATTGGTGGATTCAGTCTTGGATTAGAATCTACCGGTTATTTT